CCTCAGGGTATTTGGTTTTAATCGCATTTATTTTGTTAATGTAATCTTTGCTAAGGTTGTGGTAATTGTCTAAGTAGGTTGTATGTATGTGCGTTATATCCTCGTGTGTGCTTATTGGTATCAAATGCCCGTCAATCGTCTCCATGCGGTGCGACTTATCAAACCAACGTTTCCAAATCCAATGCTCCACGTCCTGAGGGTTCATAACCAGTACGACAATGTTCGGCGTATCGGGCATACGAATAGATTCATCAATGGTATCAAAGTCTTTTTCGCTTACAAATTCTTCTGCCTCGTCAACTATGAACACGTTTAACGCTGGTATTGATTTTAACTTTGCCGTTTGGTTTCCCGAACTTGTTTTGATTCCCGAAAAGATTATTTCACTCTTTGTGACCTTGTGGCTTATCTGCGCGTTGGTCATATTAAATTCATCACCCACGCCAAGCAAGTCAATCTTTTCACGGAACTCAGGGATAACGGAAATATTGGCACTTGATAACGTGTACCGTGTGAACAGTACCTTCCAATTCTTATAGGCTAATAACATATTACAAGCCCAAAGCCCCACGGTGAAAGACTTTGCCGAACCACGCCCACCCGTGATGAGAAAGTAACGCGTGCGCGGTTGCCAAAGGGCTTGATATTTGTCACTAACCTTTATCTCCATCCTTTGTAAATATAATCGTTGGCACGGTCACCTTTTCCCCTTGCGTCGTAATATCAATATTTTGCTTACTTTTTCCGTAAGCACGGTCAAGAAGCAACTGAGCCGCCTTGATGTCACCCTTTGCCGCCTGTTCCCTAAGCTTCATAATAATCGCCTCAGCCGCCGTGATGCCGTCTTTTTCTTGCCCCATTACATTTGCCATAATAAGGTCAAGGGCTGGGAGTTTCTTAGGGCGACCGTTGGGGTTGCCTGATTGTCCTTTGACAAATGGAGTAAGGTTATCTTTACGGTCGGCTTTTTTCACTGTATTTTCACTGTTTAATTAAATACAAGAACTCATTTCTTGCTTTGTCATCATCCTTAAAAACACCCAGCAACTTTGTTGTAATTGTCCATGTATCATGTTTCTTTACCCCACGCATACACATACAAAGGTGCTGAGCCTTTAACGAGACTGCAACGCCTTTACAATTCAATTCACTTTGTAATCTTTCAGCGATTTGGGTTGTTATTCTCTCTTGATTCTGTAATCTATTTGCATATAAATCCACGCATCTTGCAAGTTTACTCAATCCAACTATTTTATCATTTGGAACATAAGCTACATTTGCAACACCAAAAAAAGGTGCTATGTGATGTTCGCACAATGAATAAAAAGGAATGTTAGTTTGAATAATCATTTCATCTGTGCCCTCAGCGTCAAAGGTTGTAAAATTAAATTCCTTAGGGGTTAAAAATTCTTTTAGGAATTTAATATATCTTTTAGGTGTTTCCTTTAAACCATCTCGATTAGGGTCTTCACCTAAATATTGCAATATCCTTGTAAAATTATCTTCAACTGGCGCTTCTTTTTGCTCCCAAGGGAAAACCAACCATTTATCTTTTAACTCATTTTCTGTTTGTTTATCAAATAAACCTATAAAAGGTTTATTGTATTTTGCATAATTAATCCTTGTTTTGCCGCTGTCAATTAAATCGTCAATAATAATATCTGCTTCATCAGGATTTGATACAGGGTTTAACATAGCTGAAATATATGTTCCCCCTCGAGGAACACCATAGTATTTTAAAGAAATATCCAATAACGATACTCTTTTTTTTATTTCATCCCAACTTACAATATATTCCATAACTTATGATTTTGTACCGATAATTTCCATTTAGGATTATCCAAGCAAAGTTTTATACAATGCTTTAAATTTTTATCGTTTATAGTAAATGCATCTGAATGAGGACTTATCCAATAATGTTTTGCTTTTATACTTGGATTTGGTACATCTTGCCCCTCGTGTCTAACATACCTTAATTCGTCAACCTTTATATTAAAATTTTTCTCAATAACGTGTTCAGCTACTTTAGGACTTACACAAATGAAATCTAAGCCATGTAAAGGTTTATGTAATCCACTTGTTTCAATTGCTTGATAAAAGCCCTTAGATTTAAAATATGTAACTATTTCATCGGTTAATTGGTCTAATGGTTCGCCCCCAGTCCATGTAATTTCTTTACATCCTTTAGCATTTGCATTAATCCATTTTAAAATGTCTTCCACATCGTAATCTTTACCACTTTCAAATTCTGTATCACATTTTATGCCCATAGCGAAACAAGCCATTTTTGCTTTGCAACCAGTTGTTCTGATAAATATTGTTGGCGTTCCTACTCTTGCTCCTTCGCCTTGGACTGAGTAAAATATTTCTGATAATTTAAGGTTCATATACAACTGTTGAAGATAGCGTCTCCGCTAACGATATTTTAAAAATTGGTAAATTAGAATTATTTTTTATTTCAGTAAATAACCAAACTGCCATATTTTCTGCACTTGTTTCAAATGGAAGAGTAATGTAAGGTTCATTTGCTAAAGACAATATGTTGCATAAAACGTCATGTTCATGTAACAAAAGCCAATGACAATATTTTTTAATAATTGGCTCAACTAATTTGTCAATTTCAGAAAATAATAAAGTAACTCCACTTTTTTTATTTATTTCTTCAAACTTAAATGAACAAATAATTTTGTAAGTGTGACCATGTATGCGACCGCATTTTTCATCGGCATTTTTGTTTCTATGTGCCGCGTAAAAATGATATTTTTTTTCTATTTTAATCATATCCAATTATTTTTTTTTGCCTCGTAAAAACCTTTTACTCTTAATTCAGTTGCTGGATTGTTATTTATTCCCATTCCCCATTCATTCTTATTTTGATTGCCATTGTAATCAGTCAAAGTATCATTTATAATAACATCTAAACAACCTAAATCTTTTGCTAATTTCCAAGTCTCAGCCTTATTTATATACATCAATGGAGTATGTATTCTAAAATCACCATTACCATAAGCAAGTGATAAAACATTTTGCATCGCATCAATACTCGTTCGTCTGCAATCTGGGTAGCCTGAGTAATCAGTTTGACAAACACCAGCAATCAAATCATTTATACCTAAGTCACTTGCATAACTACCAGCTATTGAAAGAAAAAGTATATTACGACCACTTGTAAATGATGCTGGTAAATCTGAGTTTATATGACTTTTATCATTATGACTTGTTTTCTCTGTTAAACTTGATTTGCCTAAAAGTCCTTTTATATTAAATATTTTATAATCAATACCAGCATCTAAAGCAATTTTTTTCGCTTGTTCAAGTTCTTTAACGTGCATTTGCCCATAATCAAACCCAACGGCATAAACTTTATTAAATTGTTTTTTTGCCCAATAAAGACAAGTAGTTGAATCTTGACCACCACTTAATAAAATTACTGCATCCATTTTATAAATTTTGTTCTGCATATTTAGAAAATTTAACCCATTCTGTAAAATTATGTATTACGGTTTTATTTGTTTTTACCCTTTGTCCAATTTGCTTATTTTGCTTTTGCATAGTTTCGCCATCAAACAAATAAACTGCTCCAAACTTATTACCACTTAACCAAGATGTACTATCAACAGAATAGAATTTATATTTCACCATTGCTTTTAGATTTGTAAACCCTAAGCCGTGAACTTTGCAATTATTTTCTTTTGCTATTTTTAACAAAGGATAAAAAACATCATATTCACTTCTTTTTATTTCTTGAGTTACAATACCACCAATGGCGACATAATCATAATCTTTGCACATTTGTCTCCAATAATCCAAACCCCTACTTTTATGCCAAACGGGAATACATTTTCTTTCACTTGTTTTTTCTAATAAACCCCTTAATCTTTCAACTTCTTTTAAACCAACTATTGGGTCAATATCTAATTCAAAAAAATGTTTAATATCATGATGTTTTACATAATTACCATAGTTAATTACATACTCTTGCCAATTTATTTTTTTGTTTTTTAAACTTGTAATAAAACTAAAAGCGCCACTATCCAATATAAACCTATTAAAGTTTTTTATCATTTTAGTTTCGTCTTTAATATAATGAAATGATGCTAATCTGTTAAAATCAAAAAAACCTCTTTTTTTCCATGCCTCTGCGTTTTCTCCCGCCAAATAAACAATCATAATCCTAAAAGTTTATAAATAATTTGTTCTTTGCTTCCTGAATGTTTTTTCAACGCCTCATTTACTAAATTAAAATCATCCTCAGTATACTCAAGAATAATTTTAAATTTTTCTTCCTTTTCTTCATTGTTTTCTTCAAAGAAATCATCCAAGTTTATATCTTGATTAAACTGCGGTATCTCCAAGCCCCACGCTTCCAAGTCCACGACTTCCCAATCGTTCGCCAAAGTATCCCAGTCCCATTCCCCAAAGGCTACATTGTCCGCAATGATAAACCGCTTTTTTTCGTCCTCGGTTAAATCGCTGCTTCGCTTTACCCATGCTTCTTCAATGTCCGTGAACCCAAGTTCCTGTAAAGCCCTGAGCCTCATGTTTCCCCCGAGTACTACGTTGTTTTCATCAATGACCATTGGGCGAAGGGAAAGCATTTTAGGAAACTCCGTGATACTTTGCTTTAGCTTTTGAAACTTGTCGTCCCTTAGAACCCGTGGGTTGTTCGGGTTTGGTTTTATATCCTTTAGCTTCATATACTTTCCATTATTGCTAACCTTAAAATATTTATCTTCTTCAAATCCCTTTCCTCTTGCAACCATTTGCGACCAGCCTCTAAGTCAACAAAGTACGCATCATCTTTGTCCAATGCTTTAGTAAATTTGTGGATTAAATCTAATTCGTTTTTGTAGGTTCGCACCCCAGCAATGTTAAATTCCTTTATCTCCTCAGGCGCATAAGAGATGCAACCCGCAACCAACATTTCCATCGCAAAGTTATTTGACTTTGCCTGATTGAAATTGTCGTTTGTCAATGGGAATACCCCGTAGTGTGGCGCTGAGTTCTTTACCATTTCAAAATATTGAAATAGGGAATTATTCCACGGCACAATGATTGCCTTAGGGTATAATGTTTTCCCAAGCCAATCAGCCAAGCCGACCATACCTAATTCAACCTTTTCGTTTTTCTGCAACTCAACCCAAAAGTTCTTTACCGTGGCAAGGTCTTCTAAGTGCGTTTGACTTCCCCGCCAGATTACCCGTTTCTTCGCGTCTATTAACTTATCCCTTTTCACGGGCTGCATCGGTGTTACGGTGAAATCAATGGCATTAGGGACAATCGTAATCTTGTTTTTATCGTAAAACTGGGAGTAAAACTCTTTTAGGTACGGGGTTGAGGTCATCACCCAGTCAGCGTATTTAAAAGCCTTTTCGACTGATTCTTTTATTTGAGGCTTATTAAAATGTTGGCTTGCTGGATTCGCGGCGCTTACCTCGTGTAATAGGTCGTCGTGGTCTAAGATTATCTTCTTACCCATTCGCTTGACCTCGTTAATCATTCCAAGTAAATCGTTGCCGTTGGCACGCTGGAAGATAACAACATCGACGTCATAAAAATCGTACCACTTGACCGTATCAGGGTTAATCATTTTAATCGTGAACTGCGGGAAAACTTCCCGAAGCCGAATAAATGGATTAACCGTGCGATAATAGTCGGTCGTTGGGCTGCTTAGATTACAGACAATGCCTATTCTCATTTATGACGGTTTTTATAGGAATCCAATAATACTTCCAGCACCAACTCCATTGAATGCTTGCGCCCTGTTGCCTTCCATAAATCGTATTGAATGTCAAGTAATCGTTGCCTTATAACCTTATTGCGAAAGGTTACGCCGTACATTTCCTGAGGTTTGGTTGTGTTCATTTTATTTAAATTATTATACAAATATAATATTATTTTTTTAAAATTGGGATAATAAATCCACGTTCACCCTCGGACACAAACATTGAATGCCTGTACGTCTTTGATAAATGACCAACACTTATCTTGTTATCTGAAATAAATTTCATTAACGGGTGTACCGTGTTATTCCAGTCAAACAAATCAACCCATTTATCAGGTGAATAAACTTCGCCTTCTCGGTTTAGGTCAACTAATGACAAATCAAACTTACCGCCAATCTTATGCAACAATGAGGGTTTAAAGAACTCGCATGACCCACGAAGCCAGCCGACAGGGTCGCCGCACGAATTACTAAGTATTTCCCAGTCTTCGTTCATAAAGTGAATTATATTGCCAAACCATTTGTAGTTATGAATAAAATTGTCATCGTGGGTAAATAAAAGCAAATCGTATTCCGTGAAATTGTGTTCTTCCAACCATTGGTTTGAACAACCCCAGTCACCGACCGTGTTTGGATATTCCTTATAATTCCAACCCAGTTGTTTAATCTGCTCAATCGTTGCAATTTCTTTATAAAGAATCGTGTCCAATTCCTTTAAATTCAATCCCGTTTTTTCTTCCTTTGAATATTTTGGGTCACGGTGTGAGATGCAAAATAAATCGTACTGCCAATCTTTGACCACGATTTGCCGTGCTACTGATTCATAGAAATCTAAGGCAAAGTGCCAACCTGAGGCAACAACGGCTAATTTCATAACAGTAAGGATAAAGAAGGGAAGTCCTCGTTAATCGTAATAAAATTAATTCCCGATGAATTAATAGCCTGAAAGTCTTTCATCCATTCCACTTTGTCCCTTTCCTTACTCCCACCTTCAAAAAGAATTGTCCCATTTAAAAAATGATATTCTTTTAAACTTTTCAAATACTTTAAGTGCCCCGCGTGGTTACTTATATCAAAGTGCATTAAGTCAAAAGGGTATGGTGTCCAATTGTAAAAATCAAGTTCAATCAACTCAATGTATTTCGTAAGACCCAGCGTGTCAATGGTATCTTGCGTCTTTTCCATCGACGTATGTTTGTACGGGTAATTTTGCCAAAGGTCATGGCACATAATAACCGCATCGCTATCTAAGTCCCTAAGCGCCTGAGCCATTGCGACGGCTGAATAACCGTGCAACGTCCCGAACTCAATTATCCAAGTTGGATTCATTGTAAGAACCGTGTTGTAAAGCGTTTTACCAATGTTATTTTTTTGGTAACTTGAGGGTATGTTGTAGTTAAAATACGCCATTAGAAAGGGAAATCTGATTCAGGTTTAAAAGTTGTTGCCTCTGATACCTTAGGACTTTCCCCCGCCGTGGGCTTGCCGCCAAATTCAAGGGAATTAACCATGCAGCGAATAACCGCCTCAGCCGTTGCAGTATTTTTATTTAGGTATCCATTCACGCTCCCCGAACCTTCAATCACCACATAAGTGCCCTTCAGAATGTGAGGCGCAAGTTTAATTCCACGTTCACCCCAGATTGAAGCCGTCACCCAAATCGTCTTTTCAGATGGTGTCGCCCCGTAAACCTTTTCCGTATGTGCGACGGAAAAAGAACAAACCGTATTATCCCCTACGTTCTTAACCTCAGCGTCTTGACCGACGCGACCACTTACAATTAATTTAATCATTACCAACCTTTTTTTATCTGTTCAACAATATATTCTCTATCTTCGTCCGTCACCCACCAACCAACGGGAAGGCTGCTTAGGTTTTTAATTATAAATTCCAGATTTGGAAGTTCTGTTCTGTATTTACTTACGCACGGGTGTAAATCGTTTCTTTCATGTACTTGGCTACACATTACGCCCCTGTCTTTCATCGCCCGCTGGAAATTATCTCTATCCTGAACAAATATAGAATAAATCCAATAAGCCGAACCCTCATCAAAATCAAAAGGCGTTATAAGACTATCACTTATATCATTTATCCACCAATCGTAAAACCCAGCGTTATTTATATGCCTTCTTATATTATCGCCTACGATTTTTAAATTCTCAATACCAATAGCAGCGTTTATATCGTTCATGTGAAACTTATATCCCCAGTCCTTTATTAGTTCTTCGCATCGAAAGTCCTTTCTGTTACCTTCCCTATCAATGCCATACCAACGTAGCAACTTTGCCTTTTTGTATTCTTCCTCATTCGGTAAAATCAACATACCGCCGTCGCCCGTGGTAAGATGCTTTATCGCCTGAAAGGAAAAACAACAGTAATTCCCTGAGTTGCCAACCTTCGTGCCTTCGTCCTGTGTCGCTGGCAATTCATAATATGAGCCGAAGGCGTGGGCGCAATCCTCGATTATATCCAGCCCCGTTAATGCTTTTATTTTCTTTACGTCTGCCGCTGCCCCGCCCCAATGTACAACCATAACGGCTGCGACCAAAGGCGTGACAGACTTAGCAACCGACAAAGGGCAAATGTTTAAAGTATTAGGTTCAATGTCTGCCCAAATGATTTCAAACCCAGCCGCTAAGATTGCCCAGTTGGTTGCCGTGCAAGTCAACGGGGTTGATATAATATATTTCTTTTCGGGGTGTTTATCCTTAATAATCCTTAACGCCAAGGTTAAGGCAGACGTTCCAGAATTTAACGTTACGAGGTA